CGAGCGAATCATGCCCGGTGCGTTTGCTCATATTGGCGATTCGGACGTGCGGTCGTTCTTCAACCATAACCCTGATGTCGTGCTCGGCAGAACCGTTGCCGGAACGCTGGCGCTATCTGTCGATGCGGTGGGGCTGCGGTACGCGGTCACGCCGCCTGATTCAGCGCAGAACGTTGTCGAATCCGTCAAACGTGGCGACGTGGACGGCTCGTCGTTCATGTTTGTGCCAACGGAGACCACATGGCGTGATGAGGCGCACGAGGAACGAACAATCACCATTCGTGAAATCAATCGCGTGGAATTGTTCGAGGTCGGGCCAGTGACCTTCCCGGCATACGAGGCGACATCAGCCCGGTCGGGCGACAGTGGCCCGGAACGCCGCTTTGCGGAATGGCTCCTGCAGCACATCACTCACGCGCGTGGCGAATTCACGCAGCATCGGGAATTGATCGCACTGAACACCCCAGAAGCCCGGGCACAGCGATCGGCCGCCATGCGATTGCGATTGTCACAACCAGCGCAACCGAATCTGTGACATTGTACGAAAAAAATGCGCCCAGTCGCTTTTTTTTTCTGACTGCCCCACAGCGGGTGGCGAGTTTTTACAAAAACACGCCTCATGGACAGGGATCTACGTCATGGCTGATTGCAAAGGTAAAAGCCTCAAAGAATTGCGCGAATTGGGGGGTTCTGCGAGTGCATCAATCAATGAACTCCGCGAACTCAATGACACTGAGGGCCGCGAATGGACCGGCGAAGACGAAACCGCCTGGCAGGCCGCCAACGCGGATTACAACCAGATTGAGCGGTCGATCCGAGCCGCTGAAGTTGACGCCAAACGGTTCAAGCCGGCCGAGGATGACCGCAAGGAACACCAAACCGATCCGCAAACCGGTGCGACCGAGGAAGACCGCTGTGTTGGCCTGCAGGCGTGGATGCGGACTCAGTACGGGCTGGACATCACGGATGACCAGCGGGAAGCCTGCCAGCGCGTAGGCGTCAATCCGAACTCCCGCGAATTCCAGATTCGCACGCGACCGATGAGCCCTGAACCGATGTGGGTTGGCCGGTCGGGTAATACTCGCGAATCACGCTACATGAGCGTTGGCACCAACGCAGACGGCGGGTTCACTGTTCCGGAAGGGTTCCAGGCCGAGCTGGAACGCACGTTACTGGCGTTCGGCGGTGTTCGGCGGGTTGCTCGAATCCTGCGAACGGATTCCGGGAATGATATGCCGTGGCCGACCGAGGACGATACCGGAAACACCGGTGCCATTCTGGCCGAAAATACGACGTTCGGTGCGAGTGTCGAAGCGACTTTTGCGGCTGTCACGTTCAACGCGTACAAATACTCAAGCACGCCTGTGATTGTCTCGCAGGAACTGCTCGATGATTCCGCGTTCAACCTGGCTCCGGTCATTGCTGGTCAAGTTGGAACGCGTATCGGCAGAATTACCAATACGCATTTCACCACCGGCGACGCCTCGAGCAAGCCAAATGGAGTTGTGACTGCTTCAGGGCTTGGCGTCACGACTGCCGGAGCTGCCGCAATCACATTCGATGAGGTGTTCGACCTGTTCCATAGTGTCGACCCGGCTTATCGGTCGGCGCCTGGATTCGGTTGGATGATGAACGACGGGGTTCTCGTCTACATCAGAAAACTGAAGGACGGGAACAACAATTATCTATGGTCCGAAGGATTGACGGCCAGCGAGCCGAATACGCTGCTCGGCAAGCCGTACACCATCAATCAGGACATGCAGGCGACCGTTGCCACGGCAACAAAAACCATGCTGGTCGGCGACTTCTCGAAGTACATCATTCGAGACGTTGCCAACATGAGACTGTACCGCCTGGACGAGCGTTATCGTGACCTTGACCAGACGGCGTTCGTTGCATTCAGTCGCCACGACGGCGATTGCATTAACACGGGTGCAATTAAGCACATGCTGCAGGCATAGTCTGAGTTTCACGTGCCCCCGGTCGCGGGTTACTACTGGCCCGGTTCCCCGGCCGGGGGTTCTTTCCAGGAATATCACAATGCGAGTTCGCCTCACGCACAGTTCCAGCTTCCCCGGATCCGAGGGTGGGCCGGGCGAAGTGGTCGATGTCAACGACGAACTTGGCCAACGGTGGCTGGATTCGAAAGGCGCGGTGCCCTGTGACGATGAACCAGCACGATCAGAACCAGTTGGAAACGTCGAGCCTGTCGATGAGGCACCGGCACCAAAAGCCTCTAAACCAGCAGCAAGACTGCGCCGCAAGAAGTCCGCAAAACGTCGAGGCTAATAATGCCAGTACGGGTGACGACAGCACCGGCAGCGGAACCAGTCAGCACGGCCGACGCGAAACTCCATTTGAGAGTTGACGCGAACGACGATGACGCGTTAATTGATGACCTCATCAAAACCGCTCGGCGGCATGTTGAACAGCGCATCTGGCGGTCACTGATTGATACGACGCTGGAACTGACGCTGGAGTGCCTGCCGGGTGGTGCTGGTGAAATCTATCTACCATTCGGCCCGGTCGATTCAATTACGGCGTTCGCTTACGTCGACACGGATGGAAGCGGTCAAACGCTCAACGTTACGACGCAAATCCAGAAATCGTTATACACTGAGCCGCCTTTCCTGGTGCCGGCATATAACACAAACTGGCCGAGCACGCGAAACCAGGTAGCGGCTGCAACGATTACATATGTGGCTGGCTATGGAACAGCCGGAACGGACGTGCCGCAGGATATCCTGGCCGCGTTGTATCTGCTCATCGGGAACCTGTACGAGAACCGCGAGAATCATCCGCTCGTTCCGGTCGGTTCGGTGACCGAATCAACAGCCATCGACGCCTTGCTGCGGCCATACGCTCATCACGAACCCCTGTTAATGGCCTCGGTGTAATGCAACTGACAGCCGGCAAAATGCGTGAGCGCATCGTGTTTGAGACGCCGGCCACGGCGCCCACTCGCGACGTGTACGGGCATCAGGACGGCTCGGCCGATAATTGGGATGACAATATCACGGTCTGGGCGCATTGCACGGTGAAGGGCTCAGAGCACACGTTGCTGTTGCGTCACACGGCGGGTACGGCGGCAATCACATCCGGACATCGCGCGACACGTGAGGACGGTACGATTCTGCACATCCTCAACGCGTACGATCCGGACGGCACGCGGGCAGTGATTCGGATTGACGCGGAGCCGGCGTGATGGGCGACTTCCAGGAATTCACTGACGCTGACGGCGGGCTTGATACCGCAATTGTGTTGGAGCAAATCGCGAGCGTGACGGGCGTGCAGGAAGAGGATGACGGGCCTGAGACGTGCGTCGTGACGCTCAAGAACGGTGCTGAGCATCATCTGGCAATCAGTTATGTGGAATTCATGCACGCGGTGAACTGACATGGCAAAATCCTTCAAACGCTCAGGCGGCCAGGGTTCGCGTGTGACGGGTATCGCGGAGATTGACGCCCGATTGAACCTGCTGGCCAGTAAGTCGGCTCGAGCAATCACCAGGTCGTCAACAAACGCAGGAATGTCGGCGTTTGCTCGCGTGGTTCGCACGCAGGTGAGTGCGGAATCAGGAATCAGTAGCGACCTGAAACGGGCACTTAAACGGACTATAGGAAAACGATTCAAGCGTAGACGCGGTGAAGACGCGATGGAAGTAAAGGTTGGTTTCGGCGTCGGCAAGCGAAACACGCCGGTCAGGTCGGGCAAAAACAAAGGCGGAAAAGGCGTTGCAAAGTCGAACGTTCACTGGTTCGCGTTGGGAACGAAAGTCAGGACAACCAAACGCGGCAGGAACACCGGACGAATAACGAAACTGAGAATCATGCAGCGTGCGTATGCTCCAGGCGTGGCCGCCTCACGTACGGCGATGATTCGGATTGCAAAAGTCAAACTGGATGCCGAGGTCGACGCGGTCAGGAGGGCAATATGAGTCTCGATACTGCATTGCGTGCCCACCTGGTGGGCAAAGCCGCGATAACCGCAATCACTGACAACCGGGTTCTGTTTGGGTCAGTCGATCCGCAGCGTGAGGAGTTGCCGCACATCGTCATTTCCATTGAGGACCATAACATCAGTCACACGCTTGATGTGGCGGTTGATCTACAGTTTCCGACCGCCGTTGTTGAAATCCGGTCTGACGATTTCTCGGATATCGACACTTTGTCTGACCTTGTGCGGCGTTCGTTGCTGGAATTGGAGTTTGGCGCAACTGTCGGGGCTGAAGCGATTGAGTGTTTGACGTTGGTTGATGGCGGCACGGACGAAACACCGGTCACGATTCGTGACGATGATGACACGGTACGAGTCTACCGGCGGCTGCTCATGGCTGAAGTTGGTTACAAGTACGATCTGTCCGCAGTGACCTGATGAGGTGAATCAATGGCGTTTTCGAAATGTAAAGGCACTGTTCTGCAAATTGATATTGCGTCCACGATGACGACTATTGCGCAGCTCATCGAAGTCGAGCCGCCCAGCATGTCGTCGTCATCGTTCGAAAATCTGACGCTTGACCAGGCGGGCGTCGGTGTGGCTCGTGAACTGACCGGCTACACGGATGCCGACCCGTTTACTGCCATGATTTTCTGGGATTCGGCACTGGCGCCACACATCAAACTCAGCGACGACATCGCGACGCCGGTCAAAACCACCTGGCAGGTTGTGTTCCCCAATACGGGCGCATCCGAAATTGACTGGGTGACCGCGGGGCTGAAATTCAAGGCCACGGTTGCCGCTCTTGACGGCATGAAGGCTGAGATTGAAGGCGACATCGATGGCGTTCCAGTTGTCACTGCGTAGCCGGGTTTTGGGGGGAGTCATGAAAGCTCGGCTGATTCGCTCGCAGGAAATCACGCATCCTGATTTGATGATTACGCGTGGCGGCGTGCTGGACCAGGACGCGTCACTACGAGCGCGGCAGGTGCAGATGAATTTGTGCGCGTCACGACGAATCACGTTTGACGAGTACAAAAAACGCATCAGCATCCGTGCCCGGGAAGGGCACATCGTCGATCATCCGTCGTCATACCTGCTGGTGATGATGGGCGCCGCCGAACCGTACGACGACGAATGCCGGCAGGCGTGCGGTATGACAGCACCAAAAATCGAGGCGGCATTGATTGCGGGGGAGAAGCTGAACCGGGCGCAGGCGACCGGTCAGAAACGATACGATGCGGCTGACGGGGATGCCGCACGCGCCGAGGCTAAACGATTGGAGCGACTTGACGGATGAACGCACTACGAGAGGCACTGAAGAAACTCGACTGGCGAAGGGTTGAACAGGTCAAGGGCGTCGAGGAATACGGGGCGGAATTGTTCGTTCGTAATTTGAGCGAGTACGAAAACGGGGAATTACTCCAAGCGTGGATGCTCGACGACAACGGTGATCCGGACGCATCGAAGCGGCGACTGTTTCAGGCGCGACTGATTCAAATTTGCCTGGCCGACGATGATGGCAACGCGGTCTACGAGGAAGGCGACGGGTTCCCGGATTCCGGGCTCGATGAAATCGTTGCCATGCCCGCACGTTTGTGCGAACTCATCGGCAATCATTGCCTGACGATGTTAGGCATGAACAAAACGGCGGAGAACGCGGGGGGAAACTGACCCCCCGGAGGCGGCTGGCGTGGAGATTCGCCCTTCGCTCCGGATTTCCGTCAGCCGCCTCATTTCTTCGGTCGATCTCAACTGAGGATTGGCAGGAAGCGGTTGAATTCTTCGATGCGTGCCCGTTCGGCCCGGACGTCGAGGCGCGGCAGCGTGCCGACATCCTCGCCGCTCTACACGCTATCGCCGGCCAGAACGGTGCCGAAGGCGTCACGCTCGACCCCGAACGCATCCTTGAGTCGTGGGGTTACCGTGACGACGCGTGGCAGGACCTGACTGATGAGGAATTGTACGATCAAACGCAGCTTGGCGTGTTCGCGGCGTTCGGTCATTAGCTGCGCAACTGGTCACCCGCAGGCATGGCTTTCATCGGCGATATCGTTGCGTACCTGCGCATGGATTCGAAAAACTTCACTAAGAATGCGCGCGCAGCCAGCCAGCAAACTAAGACGCTTGGAGCTGGATTCGGGCGTATGGCAATGTCCGCCGGAAAGGGTGGGCTGGCATTGGCCGGGGTGGGCAGCGTGACGGCGGGCGCGTTCAGTGCGATCACAAATACCGTTGGCTTTGATCGGGCTATGGCGAGAAGTCTCGCCATCCAGGACGTGACGGCCGACACTCAGAAGCGAATGAGGGAAGAGGCCAGAAAGACCAGCGCGGCAACTCAGTTTTCTGCAACTGAAGCTGCCGAGGCTTATTACTTCCTCGCATCTGCAGGACTGTCGGCTGAGGAACAACTCGACTCCATGTCTACGGTTGCGAAGTTTGCCCAAGCGGGCAACTTTGACTTGGCACGGGCCACTGATCTCGTAACTGACGCACAGTCAGCCCTGGGGCTCTCATCAGGCACAGCAGGGCAGAAGCTGCAGAACATGACGAAGGTGGCCGGAACTCTGATTCAGGCGAACACGATAGCGAATGCTTCTGTCGAGCAGTTTTCCGAGTCACTGACGAATCAAGCGGCCGTGATGGGGACGCAGTACGGTGAGAGCATCGCTGAGATTCTCGCCGTTATGAGCGTGTTTGCTGACAAGGGATTTGCGAAGGGTGCTGAGGCTGGAACTAAATATGGGATGGTGTTACGCGACCTGACGTCTAAGGCGATCACGTCAAGCGATGCCTTCAAGCAAGCCGGGATTGAGATATTCAGCACAGAAGGCAAGTTCCTCGGCGTGCGGAATGCGGTTGAACAGCTCACAAACAAGCTCGGCGGACTGGATGATCGGGCCAAGAAGACCGCACTGCAAGAGCTTGGTTTTACTGACAAATCGCAGGCCGGGTTGTCTGCACTGATTGGGACGACGGAACAACTGAACGTATCGGTCAACAAACTGGGCATGAGCTGGCAGGATGCCGGTATCATTCTGGATTCAGTGGCTGATAAGTCCATCACGAAGTTTGATAAACAGTTGTCAAAGCTAAATGCACAATGGGAGCGGTTTTCAGCGAACACGGTAGGCCCGGCGGTTGAGTTTGGAGTTACACCATTGCTGGACGGGACGAATCAATGGATTGACCTCACAGTATCCGGAACAAAGCAATGGTACGACGTCCTGACGGAAGGCTGGAAGATGACTGGCCGTGCGATGGAAGCGGCGTTGATTGGGAACAATCCCATCAAAGCTGCGGCCGGCGTGGCTCAGGCGGAGGATCAGACGACACTAATGTCATCTGAAGAGCGTGCCAAACAAATAGAGGCTGGAAAAGCCCGACGAGTATTCATGGAGCAAAGTATAGAGCGAGACCGAATCAACAACGCTGCGCCGTTTGGCTCGGCGCTTCCGGGTCTGGGTGATGTGTTCCGAGGCGGCGTGTCACCGATTGGAACGGACGGCGCCAGCTTGGGTGATGGCAGTGGCGCCGCGACAGTGCAGGCGCTCACGACTCAGAATGATCTGCTCACAGAACAACTCCAAGAACTGAAAAAACTCAATTCCGACACGGAAACAATATAATGGCCGATTCGCTACTAACTGACCTGACCGCGTTGACGGCACCCGATAAGGATGACCCCGTTTACATCACGGATGACCCTGCCGTGACACCGCTCGATCGAAAGATCACGTTAGAAAATCTTTTCAAGGTCATCAACACGTTCACGGCTGAGGCTGCGCCGGTCGCTGGCGATTACATCGCCGTGTACGACACATCAGCAAGCGCTGCGCGGCGTGTGCTTGTTTCGAGCATCATGGCAGTCAGCCACAATCACGCGGCGTCAGAGGTCACGAGCGGCACGCTGACGCATGAACGCGGCGGGCTTGAGGCAGATGTCAGCGCGTATTCCGGTCTGGTCAAAATCACAAGCGGAACGACATCGGCCATAACCGTGACATCGGCAGCGGAATCAGTACTCGATGACGCGACAACCGGCGCGATGCTGACGACGCTCGGCATCGGCAGCGTGGAAAACACGGCGCTCTCAACATGGGCGGGGACCGCCAATATCACCACGCTTGGCACGGTCACAACCGGAACGTGGAACGGTACGGCGCTCGAGGGCACGGCGATAGCGTCGACCGGCGAAACAGGCGGGACGAAGTTCCTGCGGGAAGACGGCGACGGGACTTGCTCGTGGCAGGCGGCAGCGGGTGCTGGCGACTTCCTGGCAGACGGAACAGTCGCGATGACGGGCGACATCAACGCAGACGGCAACAACATCGACAACGGCGGAGTCATTTTCCTGAAGGAACAGGCAGACGCAGACGCAGACGTGGCTGGGTCGGGTCAGATATGGGTCAACACAGCTACGCCGAACGAGTTGTGGTTTACCAACGATGCTGGGACTGACGTACAACTCGGCACGGGTGGCGGCTCAGGCGATTTCTTAGCAGACGGTTCCGTTGCGATGACAGGCGACATCAACGCGGACGGCAGCAATATTGACAACATCGGCGTTCTGATGTTGAAAGAACAGGCGGCGGCTGATGCAGACGTTGCCGGGTCAGGGCAGATATGGGTCAAGACGGCGACTCCGAACCAGTTGTATTTCACCGACGACGCCGGAACTGATGCGCGCGTGTCGACCGAATCCGGCTGGTACGAATTAACAGACGGCGTGACGATTACTGTCGATGGTAACAATGGGAATCGGCAGTATGTGGAACTGGGCGGCAACCGGTCGATCGAGTGGACGAATCTGCGAGCAGGGCAGGCGATCCTGCTGCGTATCAGGCAGGACGTCACGGGTTCTCGGTTGATATCATCGTGGGGCACACTCGCAACGGTTAACTGGCCTGCCGCGACTGCTCCGACGTTGACAACAACGGCCGACAAGTCTGACCTGATCGGGTTTGTCGTGCTTGATGACACCGACGATGCGGAAATCATTCTTGGGATGGCGGTTGAGTTCAATTTCGTTGACACGTAAAGGAAAAAAACGATGGCGGCTTCGTTTGTGGATGCCACGACGCAGGTTGACTTAGCAGCGACGTCTTCGACGATTGCCGTGCCAAGTTCAACGAATGGTGACCTGTTAATATGCATGCTGCACGCGCACGCGGCGACCGGACCGTTTGATATCACGCGACCTGACTTTGGCTGGACTGTCCTTACTGCAGCCGGCCACACAACATCACAGTTCCAAATGTCAGCACGTCGTGCGGACAATGAGCCGACCGATTATACGTGGACTTTTGACGAGACGTCAGACATTGCGATGATCATGCTGTGCTACTCGCCAGCAGAGTTGAAAAGCCACTACACGGCAGCGACTGACCTCCTAAACACCTACACTGCCGGATCGGCGACCTCTCGGTTTGATGATCAGAGAATCCTCCGCATATACGGTTCTGTCGGCGACGGCAGTGAAACCATCACGGTGCCCTCGGCGACAACGGCGCGGGCGGAGATTGAGCAGGCAGAAGCGTGGCTTGCAATCGGTGACGAGACGCAAGCATCAGCCGGTGCCACGGGGACCGCGGATTTCACAACGAGCGGAACGGGTACCAATCGTCTCGTTGTCACATACGTTATTGAGAACCTGATCGGTGCGGCTGGCCTTGCCCTGTTCGTGGATTGATCGGAGCGAACGACAGCAACAAGAATGAATCACGAATGATCGTTCCGGAATTCAATCCGACAACATGGAGTCGAGAAGCCGCGCGCACGCTGTGCCGTGCCTCGCTCGATGCTTATCGTGACGACTGCGGCGAACTGATCACGGCCGAGTCAACCGACACTCAGGCAGTTATCGTCAGCGACGACTCCGATTGCGTGCTCGCCTTCCGTGGCACGAGTTCGGCGACTGATGCAAAGACCGACGCACGGGCGTCGCGGGGCACATGGAACGGGCACGCGGTACATGAGGGATTCGCGAACGCTTATTGGTCAATCCGCTCGGCAGTCATCGCGGCGGTCACGCGGCACTTAGCGAACGGGCAGCGGCTGCACGTAACTGGGCACAGTCTCGGCGGAGCGCTGGCGACAATCGCAGCGTGGGACCTCGCCCGGTTTGGACAGTCGGGCGGAATCTATACGTTCGGTTCGCCTCGCGTATTCGGTCGGGCCGGTTCCAAACGAGCGGACGAGATATTCGGCGGCCGTTATTTCCGCTGCGTCAATTCGAACGATGTCATTCCGCGATTGCCGCGATTGTTCAGACGCAACCTCGGCTGGCTGCCTGGCTGGTTTCCGTGGCTGCCGACGACGCGGCCGCTGCGTCACTGCGGGCGGCTTGTGCTGCTGACCGAGGATGGATTCGCGTTGCATCAGCCGGGCCGCGCACGTGTCCTGCTGGAGCGTCTCGTCGGCTGGCGGGCTGACATGGCTCGCGACCATTTCGCTGCCGCGTATCTAGGGGCGTTGTCATGAAATCAATCTGTCTCGCGTTGCTGCTACTCGCTCCGGCGTCGGCGTCGGCTGTCGATGTCAATGCGGTTGTCCGGATTGTGGACGGCGACGGCGGATCCTGCTCTGCGACAATCGTCTCGGCTGCCGGCCTGATTGTTTCGGCCGAGCATTGTGAGTGCCGGCGAATGACCGAGGCAATCTTCCGCGACGGCCGACGTGTGGCGATCACGCAAATCTACGAGCCAGGAAAGAACGGCCGCGACGAGGTGGCAGTACTCAGAATCACAGACGCTGCACCCGATGGCGGCTGGCCGTTTATTCCGGTCGCCAGTCAGGCACCGTCTGCCGGGTCCACAGTGACCGCTCTCGGCTATCCGGGCGGCGATTGGATTGAGACATCAGGGCGGCTGGCAGTCGCCACAGAGCGGCTCCAGTGGGTCGAGAACATCGACGGCATTGAGCCGGGCATATCGGGCGGGCCGCTGCTCAATTCTGCCGGTGAACTGGTTGGAGTGTGTTCGGGCGGCGGCGGACTCGACCAGGACGGCGCTATCACGGTGACCGCACGACTGAGCGGCAAACGGTTCATGGCCTGGCAGGAAATCAAGCTGTCGCTCGCTGCGGCAGGTTCGACGGCTGGAGACAAGGCGGACTACTACCAATCGCGGCGCGTGATTATTTTCACATCGACCGATTGCGATCCGTGCCGCCGCCTCAAGTCCGACATTGCGGCCGGTCATTTCCAGCAATTCGACACGCTCGTCTGCGAGTACGATAACCGCGCGAAGGCCTGGCAGGATCCGGCGTTTGCGACAATGTTCGCGGAGTTCTATCGGTCTACTACCCCGACGTCGCGGCCTGGTTTTCCGGTCATCTGGGTCGAAGGGACGCGCGAATATCGCGAGGGATACGAGCCAGACAAGCGCGGCGGCGTGCTGGGTTTTCTACAGGGTGTGTTTCGCGCAATTGGTCGGCTGATTGTTGGCGAGTCGAGACCTGTGCAGGTTCCGATTCTTGGCGAGGATCCCGCTCCCGCTCCGGTTGCAGTTCCTGCACCTGATGAAGTCGGACCGGCGACCGAGCCGGAAGGCTATCGCGAACTGAGGACGTCAGTATCGACGCTCGTCCAGGACCTCAAAGACCTCAAGTCGGGCAACGTATTAGAAAAGCTCGGGGCGCTCCGTTCAATTCGAGACGACCTGGCAGCCGTCAAGGTGACGGCGGGCGACGCTCGCGAGCTGGCCTTCAAAGCTGGCGACGGTTCGAAACTCGTTGGGATCCGCGACCGTTTGACAACGGTCAGCAGCGATCTTGCCTCGCTCAAAAGTGGAAACCCGGTTGCCAAACTCAAAGCAGCAATGGAACTCAAGGGCGAAGTCGCGGCGCTACGGGCGGACGCACAATCAATCAAAGAACAGGCACATCGCGACCCGTGGTTGTTTCTATACGGTCTGCCGGGACTCCTCACAGGTTTGCTGCACCGGAGGATGGCCGCGTGACTCCACCGCCCGGCGGCACAACCTTAGATTGGGATGGCGACGACCGGTCAGGGGCTGTTGTGCAGTTATCAATGAAAGTTGCGAAGCTGGAGACGTTCGTGAGGTTGATGGAAAAAGACATCGAGCAATCAGACGATTTGAGGGACCGAATGTCAAAAGTAGAAAACCAGGCCGAGACGATTGACCGGCGACTTGAGAAAGTGTGTCACTCGCTTGACGAGCTGGATGATTTGAAATCTGCCGCCAAGCTCATCAACGCTAAGACGTTGAGCGCAATTATTATCGTTCTTCTCGGTGGTAGCCTGGCTGGTAATGCTACGCTTGATGCAGTGAAGGGCGAGCCGACCGACGATAAGATTCAAAAAGTTGAGGCACTCATCGAGTTGTTGGAGAATCGCGATGGTTGAAATCTTAGTAGCACTCGTCGGAAGCCATCTGGGCGGTATGGCGGTCGGTGGATTACTTGGTAGACACAATATGTTCGGCTTCGGCCTGAAAGCGATTCAAATTGCTTCAGGGCAGCGGGCGAAGCGGCGACACGAAAGGGCGCGTGATGACCTTGAAAAGTTTCTGGCTGCCAACGCTGATTCCGACTAGCATTATTCTATGTGGCGGTCTCGTATCTGAAGCCGACGCGCCACCGATCGGATGGACTGTGGAGGTGAAAGTTGCGCAGGTTTACGACGGTGACACTGTGGTCGTCGAAATTCGCAAACGAGTCAGGGTCCGGCTCCTGGACTGCTGGGCGCCTGAGGTCCGCACAAAGGACGCAGCCGAAAAAAAGAAAGGCTACGCATCGAAGGAGCATTTGCAGGCAATCCTGCCGGAAGGTTCCGACGCTATCCTGCATATTCCCGGATCCGTCGACATCGGTCGGTCGCTGACGTTCGGGCGATTTCTGGGGCATATGTGGGCCGATGCTGAGGACGAAAATGTGAGCGTGCAACAAGTGGCCGGCGGGCACGCGACGAAAACGAAGCAACGATAGAGGCGATATGAGTCACACAAACTGCACAACAGCTCGGGTAGGGAGCATCGCGAAACTCGATGTGCTGGCAACTCGTCACGAGTTGGGATACCCGTTGTGGCATCCTGACGACACGCACGAGATCTCCGACGAATCTGAGCGGCTGTCGAAGCCGAGGATGCAGCGATCTGCCGGCAGCATGAAACCAAGCCGCAGCACGCGCCGGCGACTGGCTCAGGAAGCGCTTGACACATTTGTCAAAGCTGTTGCTGCAGAATGGTCGATCGTAATGGATTACCGCCAAATCATGCGGCCACTGAGTAACCCTGGCACGTTCGGCGCCTGGATGTGGCACGAACGAAAACGAATTGGCTGCAGTCGCCAGGAACTGGCGGCTGTCATGGGTCGTACAGATTCGACCGTGCGGAAAATCGAAATGAGCGGCGATAATTCCCAGCCGGCGACTCAGGCACGTGTCAGGGCCGCCCTGCAGCGATTTGAGGCCAGCCGTGAACATGCCACCGTCATGGCAGATTGAGCACGAGCGGAAACGGGCGCACGCGGCTGGATTCGCACAGGGATTCGGAGCCGCATTAGCGGCCGTGGCGTGCCTGCTGACTGCGGTGGCGTTGCTGGCCTACTGAACCTGTGGCACTACGTGGGACAACAGTCTGTCCCACCTGAAAACAAAGGCCGGAAAATCAAAAAAGATTGAGCCGCCTACCGTTGCCAACGGGCCTCGTGCGGGTAGGTTGGCCGTAACACCAATGACGGACACGAATGACCGCCACGGAAAAGGCGGGAACGACGACGAGGCCCCGGAATTATTACAGCGGGTATCTGAGCTAAAAGCAGCGGGAACCCGGGGCGGAACTGTGAACGGCTGGAATCGGTATGCGCTCACTTGCGCTCAAACCGCTCTGCGTCTCGAACTGTGCCGCGCTCTTTTATAACGCGGTCGGCTTCTTCGTTCAGGACGTTCAAGACCCATGCGCTACGGGTCGTAAAATACGCCAGGTCGGCTGCCCGTTCGAACTTTTCGAGGACTTCCGAAGGGCAGTTGACCGTCAATTTTCCTCGCTCATCTTTCGTTTTTTTGGGCATTGCTTAGGAATAACAAGCAGATTTCCCCAAGACTGCAACCGATGGTGCGTGAGTGTCCTCAAAGCATCCCCAAAGAATCCCCATTGACAATCTGTTACATCGTCGCTCTAGTCCCTCTGTCTACCTCGCCCATTCCTCAAATCCAAGACACTCAACGCTCTGCCGTGCTGCTGCTCGATAGGTTTGGTCGCTGCAGGTAGACCACGGCAGAGCGCCTTTCTGGATCCGCACCGCGCACGAAAAAGGCCAGCCACGGTTGCACCCGTGACTGACCTCGCGTCTCCAGAATACCGGGTAAGGCATCGGAGGCTGTTAGTATGGGCAAGCCAGGCCCCGCACTGCAAGACGTACCGCGTGAGCGACGCCCGCCGGTCGACCCGAACGAGGAATTAAACCAGTGGCAATACGCCTGGCGGGCTGGGATAGCGAAGAACCGGCGCGACGAGATTCGAGAGGCGATTGAGGTCGCGGGGCACGGGTATAAAGTCGGCGAAGCGGTGATTGCCCTGGGAAGCGAATGGAGTCAGACGGCGCGTGAGCTTTACCGAAAGAACGCCTGACCCGTTCTGACCCTTTTGCTCTTCTGAACCCGGGTTGACGCTTGCGTTTACCACTGTTTACTGCTGTATTCCCGCCGATACCCGTACATTATCGCGGCTGGCAGCCAGAAGGTCAGGGGTTCGAGTCCCCTATCCTCCACTTTTGCAAGTTGTTTCGCGACAGTAGTTTGTGACGACCTGCAAAACCTCACGCGGCTGAAAACGGCAGTTTTTGACCCTTTTGTCGAGGGTCAACGCTCTTGATGGCGTGGTATCTCAGCACGGGAACCAGCCATGAAGCCAAAGCAAAACACGCCGCCAAAGTATCAATACAACAAGGCCACCGGCCGGGCTCGTGTCGCCATTGACGGCCGACACCATTACCTCGGGCCGTACGGTTCGCCCGAGTCAAAGCGCGAATACGATCGGCTCATCGCCGGCTGGAAGATGCGACAGGACGGCTTCACGATTCGTATGGGTGAACTGGCCCTGGTCTACCTCGAGCACGCTGGCACGTATTACCGCAAGCGAGGGCAACAAACGTCTGAAGTTTCGGCAATCAAGACGGCACTTCGGTTCCTCGAGCCTGACGCGAAACTCGCCGCGGTCGAATTCGGCCCGCGCAAACTGCTCGAGGTTCAGGCCCGCATGATTCGCGGCGGCATCGTTCGCACCAGCATCAATAAACACATCGGCCGCGTGCGTCGCATGTTTCGCTGGGGAGTCGTGCAGGAACTTGTGCCGGGTTCGTTGTTGCCAGCACTTGAGGCAGTGCCCGGGATCCGAGCGGGCCGCACTGATGCCGCCGAATCGGAACCGGTCGTGTCGGTTGAACCCCAGCGGATCGACGCGGTGCGGCCGTTTGTGTCGCGGCCGGTGTGGGGACTGATTCAGGTGCAACGCTTCACGGGAATGCGGCCGGGCGAAGCGCTCACGATGCGCTGGCATGACATCAACACGGAGCCAGATGTCTGGGAGTATCGGCCGGACTCGCACAAGACCGAGCACCACGGCCGGCAGCGTGTCATCTTCATCGGGCAACGTGGTCAGGAGCTGCTGTGCGAATTCATTCGCGCGGACCCGGCAGAGTACATCTTCTGCCCGCAGGACGTACGAGACGCGGTCACGGGGGCTGACAGCCAGCCGGGCGAACTGTACGGCCGGGACGCGTACCGCCGAGCCATCAGGCGGGCATGTGAGCGAGCATTCGGGATGCCGGCTGAGCTGAAGTCCCGCAAGCGGAAAACCGACGCAAAAGCGTGGCGGCGGGCGAACGTTTGGACGCCGAACCAGTTACGGCACAGCCTCGGGACTGAGGTGCGGAGCCGGTTTGGCCTTGAGGCGGCTCAGGTCGTGCTTGGGCATTCGAACGCGAAAATCACCGAGGTGTATGCCGAGCGTGACCTGTCGAAAGCGAGGGACGTCATGCGCGAGATGGGCTAACAGGTAACGCCGGGCGCCGCAGTACTCGTTTGGTTCGCTTTCAGTACTCAGGGCTGTTTTCGCCATTCACGGAACGCCTTGGAACGGCGAACAACAGCCTCGATGGCTTCGCCCTGATTCGGCCGCGACTTGAGCCACGCGGCCACGTCAGGCGCCAGCCGGAACGACACGGCGACTTTCGACAGGTCACTGGGTGGCCTGCCGAGCGTTTTCCCCGGGCCGGGCGTTCGTGGGCCGCCGTGTTGCTTTTTCTTTCTGGGCATAGTCTCGATTTCTCCCGTGGTGGTTTAGTCTGACTCGCGGCGCATTTCGCGGATCACATCGGCGCGAGTTCCGAGCCAAGCCCAGTAATCTCGCCCCCAAAAAAGAAAACCCGGCCGAAGCCGGGCACGTGTTCGGGTTTCAGCACTGATAACCGCGACCAGTGCAGCGGATCATCGCCGGCGTGTCTTCAGTCGCCTTTCGAACCACACGGCCGACCTGCAATTCGTCGGCGTGAAAGAAATCAACGGCCGCAGACAGACAGCAGATGTCAGCAGCGAAAACCATCACGGCCCATCCGCCGTAGCGTTTCCAGTCGTCGCCCTTACGGACGTAACGATCAAACGTCGCGTCCATGTCGTCGCGGCGATAGCCACGGTGCGTCACGCTGGTTAGTTCGTTCTTCAGTGTCTCGGTTGCAGTCGTCATCGTCTCGGCTCCTGTGGTTGTGGGTTGCGTGTGACTCATGCACGTACTCTATCGGCTGTCTTGATTCCCGCAATACACAAAACAAGAGAATCTAGAAGTTTTCAGAAAAAAGTCAAACGGGCCAGAAATCTGAAAAATCAACAGATTCCCCTACGCCCCCGCTGAAGCCCGCACGCCCCCGCACGCCCCCTGCCGATTCCGCGAACATGCTACGCGCGGCAAACGCGGGTAGGCGCGTCATGGAATTCGTGCAGAATCCCGCTCCACGCAAACGACAGGACCGGGGCGAAACGCAATGGAAACAACAGCAAACGCGAATAACAAGCTGCAAGCGTACTCGCTGCGGGATGCGGCCGACATCCTTTCGACGTCGAAAGACACGCTGGCGATTCTCATCAAAGAGGGACG